TAGAAAATTCTTCTTTCTGGTGCTCTTGATAATCTGTATATAACTAAACTATCCTCAATCATCCTAAGTTGATTAAGTGATTTGATTGCCTTATGTAGATAAGAAAGGACTGATCCTTTATTTCTATCTACCAATCCAGATGTACAATATGCAACTGATTCTTTCGTCATCTTTACTCCACCCATTCCACCCATCGCTGCTGGACTTCCAACAGGATATGACTGTTTAGGACTGTAAATAAAGAATTCGTCTAATTCAGGAAATTCAAAATCTTCTGGATTATCACTCTTAGGTACATATTGCTTATACTTATCGCCTTCTTTCTTCTTCTGTTTACGAACATAACGCATTTTCATTGCGTCAATATAACGCAACTCTTCAATACCATTCTGAGGATTTTTTAAATCAATAACTTTATGGTAGTAAAGTCTTCCATCAATATACCAGTTACGGATAATTTCAAATGCTTTTGCATCAAAATCTAATAGTTCCTTGATATATTTAAATTCAGCTCTAAGTTTTTTCTTAATACCATCACTAGCATTAAGATTAGAGAGTTCAATTTCAACAGGAGAATCATGAGTATCAGCAACAATTGCTTCATTAATAACGTCTTCAATAGCACTATCACACTCAGGGTGTAATGCCATCTCCCGATATCGTTTAATTAGTTCAAACTCTGTTCTATATACACCTTCAATATCTACGTAGGATCCGAAGAACCCACTGCTCATATAATGCTCTACCCCGTCCGCATCATTAGGCGGTACGGGGGAAACGGCATCCTTTGGTAATGTGTCAGTGTCCTCAATAGAGAACCCAAATAATTTTGCCATAATTTAGAACTGAGTCTAATTAACTATTACTATTTAGTAGAGTTAAATTAACCCGATGTTACTGTTTGCTCTTCACCTGCTTGGCCACCACCATTTAAACCAACCAGTTCAATGTTATTAACTGCGAATTCTACATCGAATTCTTCAATTGTATCACCACTATCATATGATAGAGCAATATCTCCAACAGTTACTGGGAATATATCAACAAATCTATATGTTTTTATAACTCCTACATTATCGCCATTGCCTTTCTGCCTACTGTATTGGAATACATCAGCCTGAGACATATAATTGTTAGGATCTACTTGTCCTTGGTTAGTTGCATTATCTATAATAGATTGTGACCATCTTTCCATCGCATTTCTTACTGCGAAGTTCTCATCATTGATAACTGTAATAGTCCAGTTGTCAATAGTTCTGTCACCAGCAACTTTAAATGTACGACCTCTAAATGGAACATCGATGGATGCTACATTCTGAGCAGGTAAGTTAGCAGCCTTACACATGAATGCAAGGTTGTCTGCGGGAACTCCACCCATGAACTCTGTCAAGTTTGAGGCATCTAAGCGTACCTCAAACAGATTAGGTCTTACACCACCGCCACCGAGGGCAGTTTTAAATTGGGAAATAGTTCTTAACGGCATTTTAGGTAATCCTCCTGTGTGTTATTTAGACTGTTAAGTTAAACTCTACCTGCTACTTCTTCAAAGCTAATACCTGTACGGGTAGCAACGAAGGTTAGTGTTACGTAGTTGATTGACTTTGTAGGCTTCAGGAAGATGTCTGCACGGAACTCATTGTTGTCGATGACATCAGGGGTGTTATTTGTTGTATCGCAAATAACTAGGAATCCATAGAGTCCTCTCTTAGCCTGTACATCACGAAGATATGGTTCAACGATATTACGGAAGTTTGCCCGTGTTAACTCATCGTTGAGTTCAAAGAGTTGAGCCTCTGCTGCACTTTCAAGTGCTTGCTCAACTGTTAGGAATAGGCGACGAACGTTGATTCTGTCAAAGGCAGAAGCAAATCCTAGTCCAGTCTTATCTCCGAAGAGAAGTGTTCCTGTTCCTGGTTGTGTTATAACAGAGTTAACTCTTTGTGGATAAAGAATGTCTCTCTGTGATTTATCTGGGTTGTATGCTAGTTTAACAGCGTTGTTAAGAATACCACGTTGTTGTCCAGCAGGTGAGAACCAAGGATATGCCTCGATTGATGTACGACACATTAGACCAGCAATATCACCATTACATGGAATGTAACGGAACTTGTTATTGAATCTATCGTATGTGTACTTATAACCACTATCGAATACTGCGTAAGAAGAAGAACTTAATGCACTGAAGTAATCTACAAGGTTATTTGTTTGAGTAGTACTGTTAGTAATACCAACAAGATCTGCTCTATGTGCTCCAATAGTAGAAACACAATCCTTTCTACCTTCTGCGATAGAAATTAGTTTATTTGCTTTTGCCTGTGATTCTGCCTTAGTAGAACAACCTGGACCCATAATAAGGAAGTCAACGGCAACATTATCTTTATTATCAAACTCTTCATATGCTGTCATCAAATCTCCAAGTGAAGCAGAGAATCCACCTTGTGTGGTTCCTGCACCTAGATTGACATCAGCAGAGTAGTCATTACCATTGATTAACTTGTAACCAACGTTACCAATAGCATTGAACTTGACTCCCTGAACATCGATACCCCATGTACCATCATTCTTAGCAACAGGAGTTGTTGCAGTTGCGAAACCAGTTGCTACTGGTGTAGTGTTGTGGAATGTATCATCTGTTTCACCAGGATTACCACCTGCGTAAATGTATGCTGAGTTGTCAGCAAGGAATGATTCGTAGAATGTCTTCTGAGGAGCATTAGTATCAGAAACTGTATCCTTTCCTTTTGAAAGATTAAGGAACTTCTCTATGACATTACCCTTAATACCAGTAATTCTACCGTCATCATCAACAACTACAACGTGAAGTCCATCACCTTCTGAGTTTCTGTTTCTAGCATATCCACTAGTTACAGGTCTTGCAGCAATTGACTTCCAACTAATTGTAGAATTAGTAATACTTAAATTTTGTTGATCGTACCAGTCTTGGATACCAGTTCCACTGCCACTAGCAGCTTCACTAAGTGTCATTCCAGCACCAGCATTGTTCTTAGAAACTCCATCAGCACCACTGAAAAATACAACTGATCCAGTTGTAAAGGCAGAACCTACATTTCCTTCCGCATAATCAATCTTAGTAATGGTTGATCCACCACCAACAGTTTCTACACGGCAAACAACTTTAACATCAACTGTACTATTTTCTCCGTTAGTAGTATCAGTTGAAACACCCGTAACAATTGCTCTTAGGAAACCAGTGAATGCGTTAGCAGTACCAACACCAGCAACTGTGTATCCATTAATAGCAGCAGTAACAGCAGCACCAACAGTAGCACCAAAACCTGCTAAGTTAACAGTATTAATACCGATAACCTGATCAGCAAAATCATCAATGAAACAAACCTTCAATCCATTTGCCCAAGAACCAGGGTTCTTAGCAGCATATGAGAAGTTAGTTGCTTCTGAATGATTGGTTATATAATCGTCGTAATTATCGATTCTTCCTGTGCCTGTCATTGCGACAGAAGCAACACCAACACCAGAGTTAGCATTACCAAAGAGTAGTCCACCACCTGATCTAACTACTTTTAATACTCCACCATAAGTGAGGTATGAAGATGCTGCCATCCAATACTCATATTGAGCATCTGTATTTTGTGGTTTACCAAATACGTTTATTAAATCTTGCTCTGTTGCAATATCTGTTGGTTCATTAACAGGTCCTTGAACAAAAGGACCAGCAATCGCACCGATATTATCTAGTACATTCTCTGCTCTTCCTACTGTTAGGTCAACCTCCCTTACCAGTACTCCAGGAGATAATTGTGGAGTTGCCATGTGTGTTTCCCGAATCTCAGTTATCTAGAAATTATTTATTCTTTACTGCATTTACATAAGGAAAAATGCTATGAACAATGCATGAACACTCCTACATGTATTCCCACATGTAAGATCTGTCTCCATACTCATCAGTATGCCAAGTATCTCCATCAGCATCTGTGAAACTACCACTATCCAAACCATCTGACATAAAACCAAATGGAGCCATATCTTGATCTATTTGATTTTTCTGTTCTTCATATAATCTTTTTCTTACATCTTGATCAGTAAGTTCTTTAAAATAATCCTGTGCCACTAACCAAGCATAGATTACAAGACACATTGCTAAGTCATCATTACATCCTTCTTCTGCTTCAAATGAATTACTCTTTTGAATGAATGTAGTTAATTCACTCATAATTTCATAATCACACATAAGAAGTTTATCTTCTTCAATTAATGTCTTTAAGTTAAGAGCACCAACCTTCTTAACTGTCTTGGACATCTTGACTCCTAATTGAGTCTTCTTACCAGAAAATCCTTGTCCAACTACTTGACCTGCTCTTCCTCTCATAGAAGACATGAGTAAATTTTTATACTCTAAATCATAATTTAATATAGATGCTACCTGATCTCCCACATCATTAACCTCACATAAAACAAATGCATCATTATAACTTCTGCCAATATCATTAATAATACTAGGGAAGAGCATAGGTTTAAT